CAGCTCCTCAATGGTGATCCGCTTGTTCTTACTGGCAGCAGCAACCTCGCTGATGTCAACGATGGGCAGGTAGTCACCAGCCGCTGGTGCAGTCAGTGCTGTCAGATCCGAAATCTTACGGTCAGCCATTGCTGGAGCAGTCCTTTATGGCCTACTCTACTGCTTCTGGGATTTCAGGCGCCACAAAGCTGCCGTCTACATATCCCCAGCCAATACCTGCGCCATCCTGCAGCGGCACCAGATCGCAACCTTCAGGTGGTTGCCATGACGCCTCGCCATCCCAGACGGCGACATTGATGACGATGCCATTTTCGATGATTGCGTAATTCATAGCCATCACCAGATGTAGACGATGCAGAGGCCAGCGCCGCCAGCACCACTGGCAACTGCCGTTTGATTAGAACCACCGCCGCCGCCACCGGGCACTGATGCAGCCGTGCCGGTGTTGGATGTTGCGCCATCACCGCCGTTCAGGCTGTCGCCACCTGCACGTTGAGTGGCAGAACCGCCAACAGAAGCAGCGCCACCGCCGCCGCCGCCCCAGAAAGCAGCCGGGCCATTGCTTGTGCCGCTAGCGCCACCGGCACCGCCGTAATCACCTGTATCCCCTGCATTGCCGCCGGTCAATGTAGAGCCGTGGCCAGCACCACCTGTACTGCTAGATCCAGCAGCCAGGCTGCCGCCACCGCCGCCGCCAGTAGCAATAAGTGTGCCTCCCACATTGGTGCGGCTGCCGCCAGCGCCGCCGTAAGCAGTCATCAAGCTGCCAAAGCTGCTGGTGCCACCGACGTTGCCATTGGCGTCAGTGCCGGATGCAATCGCTGCACCACCTGCGCCGATTGTGACCGCAGCAGAACCGGGCAAATCAGACAACTGGAATAACCGCTGCACGCAGGCACCACCGCCGCCGCCACCACCGGCTGTTGCTCCGTATCGCGCACCGCTACCGCCGCCACCCCATAGCGTAATCAGTGCAATGGTGCCAGCGGTGGGCTTGACCCATGTGCCGTTAGCGGTAAAAACTTCCTTGCTAGAGCCGGGCGGGATTGCGCCCCAGCTTGCGACAGTGCCGTTGGTGGTGAGGTACTTACCGCTTTGGCTGGTCTGTGACGGCAGCGTGCCCTCAAAGGCGACGGTATTGCCGACGATTGTGCCAAGCGTGATCCACGCATTATTGGCAGCGTTGCGCTTTTTCCAAATCGGGTTGGCGCCGCTGGTATCAATCCAATCCATGAACGCCACCGTGGTGGATGGCGCGGTGCCGCCGCTGTTAGCCGAAAACAGTGCGGCCAGGTTGTTGTTGATGTCAGCGCGGACCGTTGGGAATGTATCGTTCTGAACGGTCTGATCAGCTTGCGCCATTAGACGATCTCTCTGCCGTAGCCAGTAGCAGTGTAATCGCAACTGCGAGTCACGCCTGCATTGGCGCTGTTGTAGAAGTTTACAGTGAAGCCGGTGCGACTGGTGGCGGTCACCGTGTAGTAGTCACCAGTTGCCATGTTCGACGGGCTGATCACGATGTTCGGCGTCTGGTAAAACGCCTGGGCAAACGTGACCGTGTAGGTGTTGGCGCCAGTGCGGTTGCCCGATTCAACCCGCTGCTGCAGTTCAGCCGTTGCGCCAAGGTCTGAAATTGCCAAGCCGACCAGGTTGCTTTCAGTGGCACCAATCACCCGCACCTGGATGGCGCGTGCTCGCACCACGGCGTTCACGAACTCGTTCCACGGTCCCCAGGTCGGCGTGCCGGCTGGATTGTCGTTTGTTGTGCGGACATAGGTCACGCAGTTGACCTGATCAAGGTCGCTGCCATCGAAGTTGCCGGGTTGGTCGTCAAACAGCCCCGTGACGCTATCAAAGTTGATTGACGTGCTGACCGGATAACTAATGATCCGGCGGCGCAGGTTGATGTCATAAACCTGCGTCAGGTCCAGCGTGTCCTTGTAGACATAGGTGCCAGTCAGCGCAGTCGCTGGGTTCAAATACAGCGCAACCTTGCTAGCGTCGTAGATGAAGTTGGTTTTGGTGCCATCAAACTTGGGCACCAGGTTTTGCTCTTCCCAGACCTTTACGCTCAGGCGTGGCTGCGGCGTGGGCAATGCTGCATGGATGCCAACCGGCACCAACGAACGCACGCCGGATTGATCACGGAAGGCGACGAAATAAGTGCCGGCCAGCAACGGCACCTGTTTCTGGGTTTGGTTGCCAGCCGCTGCCTGCACGATGGCGTTGCTGGTTGACCACTCCGCTGCTGGCATGTCACGCGGGTCATGGCGAATCAGCACTTCACCGCCGATCAGCACATCGAGGTCGGTTGCTAGATCCCATTGGATGATGGCGGTGCTTTCGTTGATGGGCACCAAGCTGACGCCAGTCGGGTTAGCAGGTGGTGCGCCAACGCCCGTCACCGAGAACATCATCTCAGCCGGTGCGCTGCTGATCACCTGCGTGGAGCTGATGGCATACACCTCCACTTGGTAGTTGCCAGTTGTGACATCCTCGATCTCGTACAGCGGGCCGTACTGACGCACCTCTGTCCAGTTGCCAAACTCTGCCCGCCACCGGATGCGGTACTCGTTGACGCCACGGACACCCTTCCATGTGAGTGCCAGCTTGGTGGTAACCCGACCATTGAGCGGATACAGAATCTCGGTGCCGGTCAAGTCCTGCGGTGTTGCAGGTGGCACGTTCAGGTTGGTGATGTCGCGGGCTTCAAGTGGTGCGCCACGCTCTACATAGTCGTATTTGCTGCTGTTGTAGCTGACGGCTGTGATCGAATAGTTGATGCCGTCTTGCTCTTGCAGACCGAGCACCTTCCATTGCGTTGGCTGGATGTCATCGGTTTCGACCATCCATGCGCCACCGTTTTGTGGTGCCATGCTGAACGGCGGTGTGACTGTGTACACACCAGCAGTCAGGTCTGTGATGGTGCGCGATTCAACGATGCCGTCGTCCAACACCACGCTGAGTGTGCCGGTTGATGGCAAGTCCGTCGCATTGTCCACCGTGACAGTGCTTGCGGTTGCAGCGCTGATGCGTCCAGCACGACGGGCGCCAGCTTTTACTGGATCGGCAATGTTGATGACAGCGCCAGGGCGAACGATGATGCCGTTCTCCAAGCTGGTAGTGAAGCTGCATACTTCTGTCTCATAGCGTTCGGAGTAGAGAATCCACTCGCCCACGCGATGCGCTTGTGACCGGCTGGTGGTGGCAAATGCCGTCACCTCTTTGGTCACCACGCCATAACGGGCGATGCCTTCAGGATCTTCCACCACTTCCCGGTCAATGTCGCCCAGCTCTAGGTTGAGCCAGCCAACAACAACAACAGTTGAGCGGGTCTTCAGGCTGCTGGTTTCGTAGCTGAAGCCGTCCTCACTGACATTGGCAAGGCTGAACAGCGCAACCGGATCCGATGGCCGGTCCTGCATCATGCTCAACGAACCAGCCGCCCAATACGGCATGGCACGGAAAATTGAGCACATGTCACTGATCAGTTTGTACGCCTCTTCTTGCGTTTGGATGTTGACGTTACAGCTAAACCGTGGCTCGCTGATTGGATCATTCAGGCCAGTCGATACCAACTCAGAGCAGTATTTGCTGGCCTGAAAAAATGCCCACTTGTCGAGCGTGTTTGGCTGGATGTGATCACCTAGGCCGTAGCGCCTGCTGGTCAGCAGATCCCACAAAATCCAAGCGGGGTCACTGGTCCACTTTGCAGCGCCAAATGTTCCATTCCAGATGCCGGCATAGGTAAGCCTGCCAGTTTCTAGGTCAACGGTTGCATTACTTGGGATGGCGACTTTGATGCCGCGAATCTTGTATGCACGCTGCGGGATGTTGCTGAACTGCTCAGCGTCAATCCGTGTGGCGACGTAGGCGGTGTTTGGATACTTGAGCTTTTTGTAAATCAGCTCGGTGTAGCTAGACCATGAGAAGGCATTGGTCTCTTTAATGCTGACCGGTTCTGCTGATGTGCGACTGACGCGGATGTCAACAGGAAACGCACCAGCAAGGTCAACGATATAGTCCCGCTGATACAAATCAGACGTGCGGCCTGAAATTGTGTCGGTGATCACGGTGGTGTAGCTGCCACCAAAATAACGAACTGCAATTGCCAAGGACAATGACGTGCCAACAATGTCGCCGTTATCGAGTACCTTTTGCAGCAACGGCACACTTAATGTCAAACGGACGGCGTTGACGTTGGTGTCAATGATGGTCTTGACAACAGGCGTTGCAAGCGTCACGGATTGGCTGACCGAAATCTCCTCTTCAACGGCATCAAACCCTGGCACATAGGCCTGGCTTTGCGTGCCAAACTTGGTCACGACGGTGACGTTTTGAAAGTTAAAGTCAGATTCCTGCGGCAGTGTGTTGTCGGCAGTGGCATTAAGCAGCCGCGTCTTGTTGAAGTAAATATCCTTCATCGACGCATTCATGTATTGCGTCGTGCCTTGCGTCAATCCCAAACGTGATGGCGTGGCAAATCCCTCGATCTCACCTTCGCTAAGGATTTCGACAATCTTGGCGTAAGCCGTTGAATCAAGGTTGTCCTTGGCTTCTGTGGATTTACGAAAGGCGCCGCCGCCTTTACCCTTACCACCACCACCAGCACCGTAGATGCTCATACGCCTGACACCTGCACAATGTCAGCGCCAGCACTGACAACAATGCCGCCGACCAGCATTTCCCCGAAAACTACGGGGACCGGCACACCCGCCCGCGTGGTGTTCTGGATGCCGCTAAAGCTGAAACTTTTTTTGGGGTCGCCTTCGTCTTCGTCAGTTTTGGGTGTAGGAGTTAAAAGCTGCGCCACGCCGCCTAGCACCAAAGATGCGCCAAGGCCAAAGAGCGCACTATTAAGTCCAATTCCAAAAGCGGCAATGGGAACAAATGCAGAAACTGCAATCAACGCAATGCCCAGCAAAATCCGCCCAATGGCACCAGCGCCCGCCATCACCGGCACAATCTGGATCTCGCGGCCCATTGGGTTGTGGACATCATCCAGCGTCAGGTCTTCGCCAGCGGTGTGGACGCGGTAATACTGCTTCGCCATGTGGCCTTCAAGCTCAGGCCAGTTGGTCACTAGAAAACGAACGGCTTCAGCGGCAGTGGCAACATCTGCCTCTAGCACCCGATGGCCGACAAACTTAGCGAGGGCGCCGTACAGCTTGATCTTACGCAGCATGACGCAACCTCCTTCCTGTGCATTTTAGTAGCCACCCGCCGTAAAGGTCACGGCTACTCAAGCGACTCTGCATATGATGCAACACCATCTGATCGCCTAGATACACGGCGCAATGGTTCAGGCCAGGGCTGCTGATGCTCATGAACAACAGGTCGCCTTTTTCCAGTTCTTCATCGGGCAGCAACTCACGGAAGCCGGTCGCCTTCCAGCGATCATCAAAATACGGTTTGGCCTGAAAGTCTTCTGGGTTGGTGCAGCGCTCCCAGTCGCGTAACTTGATGCCCTGCTCGGCGTACCAGTCACGCGCCAGTGTCCAGCAGTCATGCACCGCCCACACCCACTCGCGGCCAATCAATGGCGCCTTATACCCGCATGGCTTGCATTCGCCCCAGACTTCTAGGTTGGGGTTGACGATGTGCCAAGGCACGCCGCTGGCTTCACATGCGGCGCGGTCTGCTGGTGATGGATGCGGCGGTGTGCTTGGGTGGCTGTGGACGATGGCCAACACCTCGCCTTGATCCTCGGCTGCGGCGTAATCCTCAGTTGACAGCACAAACATCTGATCTGGTGCTGCTGCTTGATTGCGGCATGGGATGTAATGCTCGCGGCCTTTGATGACCACCAACAACCCACAGGCCTCGCGGGGCTGTTCCGCCTTGGCGTGCTCCAGTGCTGCGTCGCGCCAGGTCATTGTCATCCGCTGACTGTACCAACGCCAGGGAAGCCACCAAACGGTAGTTCAGCATTCTGCCCGAACCGCAGGTGGCAGCTATTTAGTCGCTTGCCGCATACGTCACCGCTGGCACTCAGCACCGACTGGTCTGCAGCATCGAAATAATTGGTCCCGGTGTAGCCGCACTCAGCGGAGCGGTAGGTCCATGGGCACAGGTTGGCGATGCACTGCCGCTTGGGTGCCCGCACACCAGCAAGGTCAAAGCTGGCTGCCAGCTCAAACTCAACAAGGTTGCGGTTTTCTGCGCTTTTGCGGTCGATGTAATAAATCTCTCGCGGAAATTCGGCGCTGGTATCTTCTGTTGGATTGGTTGGCTCCAGCAAGAAATGGCCACCATCTTCCATCAATAGGATGTCGCCATCTTCCAGCAACAGCACATCACCACTAACCGGAAAATTAACCGCATCGAGATATTTGGCCAGCGTGCGGATGCGCGTTACCTTGGCGCCTTCTAAGCCAACCGGCAGGCTGAGGATGATGGCCGTAACCGTGCCAAAAATGTTGCTAACGCGAATCCTTGGCCGCGGCAGTGACCCCTGTCCACTGTATTCAAACCCATCTGCTTCAATCGGAAACTTTAAATAGCTATTGCCACGCCAAACCACATCACCGTTGTTGACTAAATTGGTGCCCGAATGGAAACGATAAACCTCGTTGCTGCCATGGATGGCAGTGACCAGCTCCAGCTCAAATAGCTCGATGATTGCGCTGGGGTTAGATGTCTGGAAGTCACCTGACAGAATGGTGACCGCCATCCATGTGACGGTGCCATCAACCGTGACATTGCCAATTGTTGTTGGCCAAAATGGCTCGACGGCACTTGTCGTTCCAGCAACTGTGCAACGGAAAAAGAAGCCGCTAGCTGGCGGGATCGTTGCCTGTACAACATCACCGACGTTGTAGGCGTAACTAGCTTGCCACAGTGCGGGTGCAGTCATCAGGGTTCAAATACTTCGCGGAATGTGGCTTGCACTTGGTTGTTATTGCAGTTGCTTAACGTCACCTGCCATTCTTCGCAAATGTATTTCCCGGCGCTGCCGCGGGGTGGAGTCCAATCAAAAGATTCAACGCCACCACGCGCTTCTAAAAATGAAACTATGTTTTCCCGCTCGGCATCTGTCCGGTTGGCAAAGCTCAACGTCCACTCTTTTGGGTCAGGGTTAAGCCCAAAAGTAACTCGTTGCTCGTAGCCGTCACCTGCCTGGAAACGCCGGACCCGTGGCTTGCTTGCCTCGGTTGCTTCAAAGCTTGGAGTGTAGGTAAAAGTTGCCATGGGTTAAGCCGCCAGCAATCCGCCGGGTCGCCGTTGTTTAATCAATTCTGCCTGCACTGCCTGCGAAATGGCGCGGCCAAGTTTTTCACCTTGGCCAGCGTTCCCCTGCACCTGGCTGCCCTTGGCATCCACGCTCACGTTGACGGTGGTATTACCGCCGCCACCGCCCTGCATCGCCACCGGAATCCGCCGGCCGTCGGGGAGGGGCACATAGGCCTCAGTCTTGCTTCCTTCGCCGTAAAGCGCCACCTGCGGAGAATTGGCGATGCCGCCGCGGGCGTACTTCTTCAGCGGCACCGGGCCGTCGTTAGTCATGATGCCGCCCATGGCAAAGCCTGCGCCAGGAAAAATTGCCTTGATTGTGTTTACAATGGCAAGACGAAGCGCCAACTTGGCCAGATCGGAAAGAACGCTGGCAATAAACTCCTTAAACTTGAGCTTGCCGGTGGTGACAAACTCCAGCAATCGATCTTCAAGGTTGGTAAGTGCATCGACAGCAATGCTGCCCAAAGCACCGCCAAGATCCTTCACGCTGTCGGTGTAGCCCTTGACTTTTTCCTTAAATGATTCCCCAAAGGTTTTATCGCCTTTTGCATTTGAGGCATCCAAGGCCGCGGCTCTTTCGCGCAACAGGCGAATCTGTTCGGTCAAGGCGGGATTGCTTAATGCCAAAGCTTCAAGGTTTAATAGTTCAATCTGCAGGTTTAGCTTTTGAACTTCGGTAAGGCCCTCAATGCCAAGTTTCTTGTTTTGCAGTAACAAAGCAGATTCTTTAATCTGGCGGTTGTAGTCAATTTCCTTGGGTAGCAAATCAATCAATCCTTGGGTGTAGGCATTGCTCGCCTCTTGGCTGCGAGCATTTCTAAGCGCCTCGCCTAGCTCCTTTGCTGCGGCGATGCGTGCGTCGAGATCTTTCGTGGAAATACCTTTAGCAGCAGCTTCATTGCGTTGCTTTTCTAGCTCTCCAATTTTGCGCACTTGTTCGCCATATTCGCGCGCAGCAGTCAATTCAGCTCTTAATCGTTGCACGCCAAGCGCATCGGTGGCATTAACACCAATGCCAATCATGTTGAGGTTTACGTCCTGAAGCTGTTCCATCAAAGTGCGCGTGACATCTGAACCAGTTTTTACAGCGCTGTTGTACTGCTCAATCGCTCGCTTGGCTTCATCGGCGCTTTTCTTTGCGCCGTCGCCGCTTTGTAATGCAGACAAATCTGGCGTAAACGAAGCGGGTTCTGGCTCATCCTTGCCTTGTTTTTTATCACGTCGCTGCGGCCCCATTTGCCCAGCCCGAACACCAACGTCTACCAAGTAGCCGACGGGTGTGTTCTTAAATGTTTGCACTGCAATCTTGCCGGCCTGCCCAAGTGCCTTGCGGATTGGCTCGGGCAAGTTGTTCCAAAGAGTTGCGATTGCACGTTGAACTTTGCCAAATGCTTGCTGCGCTGCGTTAGCAATAAAACCAAACGGTCCGGCAAAGGCGTTGCCGATTGCGTTGGCTGCTGAACGCGTGACGCCTGTTAAGAAGTTCCAGCCTTTGACGATGCCTTGCCAAGTGTTCCGGGCAAGGTCGCCCATTGTTTTCATTGCATTGCCAAAGTCGCTAGCAATAATTGAACCGACATTGTTGACCCAACTAGCAAAAGCGTCGTTGTTGTCATAGAGACCCTTTGCAAGCGCCGCCAATGCGGTGACACCAGCAATTGCCCAGCCCCATCCGGGGATTGCCAAGATGGCCACCCGAACGGCTTGAAGGCCACCAGCCAGCAGAGGCATCACACCACCAGCCAGCGCCGTCTGGTAGCGAAGAATTTCCATGCCATTGGCCAGGACCTTGACCGCGCCAGTGCCTGCGCTAAACAAACCTGTCAGCGGACCCCATGCCAATGCAAGGCCTGCCGTTGCCACGGTTGCGTTTTGGATGGGCGCAGGCAACGCACTGAAACCGCTGATCACTGCCGTCAGCGCATCGGTGATTTGAGTGAGCGCCGGGAGAAGCGCAATGGTGAGATCTATTCCCAGCGCCCGCACCTTGCCACCAAGCACTGCGAGCTTGTCTTGATAGTCGTCCGCCTTTTGCGCAAAGGCAGCATTCATTTTGGTGCTCAATTTGTCGATGGCATCGCCGCCCATATTGAGCAGCGGCACCAACTCAGCACCAGACCGGCCAAACAACCGCAACGCCAGTGCGGTCTTTTCTGGGCCATCAGCCATCGCCTTGAAGCGATTGGCGATTTCCAGCAAAACGGTGTCAGATGATTTGATCTGCCCGTTCGCGTCACGGACGTTGATGCCTAACGCCTCAAAGGTGGCAGCCGATGCCTTGCCGCCAGTGGCCGCATCGACCATGGCTTTGGAGAGCTTGACCAAGCCCTTGCTCACACCATCCAAGTCGGTGCCACTGACGGCCGCCGCCTTGTTGAAACGGGCTAACGCTTCAACAGAAACGCCAGTTGACTGCGACAAGTCATACATTTTGTCGCCAGCTTCTATGGCGCCCTTCACCAGCCCTGTGAGGCCCACCACGCTCAGCAGTGGCGTCAGGCTGCCCAGCGCACCGGAGAGCCCGGCAGACGCGCCTGTGAGCCCACGCATGGCGCCCGTCAGGGTCTTGGCGCTGCGCTCAACCGTGTTCAGTCCACGGTTCAATGCGACGATCTTGTTCTGTCCGTCTACATCAGCTCGGATGCGAAGCAGAGCGTCCATGTTCATTGCCATGGCTCAACCTCCCTGCTTTGCAAATGCGGCCAGGACAGCGGCTTCCATGATCTGCAGATCCTCTAGCAAAGCTCGCTGATCCTTCACTCTATGCAGTCTAAACAACCAGGCAACAGCTCCATAGTCGAGGCCAATCACCCCGCCCATGCCAGCCGTGCGCCATTGGGTTTGACAACGCAGAAACATCTGCACCACCTCCCAGTTTTCTGGCCACACCTCAAAGTCTTCATCGGCTGAAACATCATCCACAATGATGATGCCCAACACTGATGCGTCGTCGGGTGTTTCGTCTTTGATGCCGCCGCTAACCCAATGGCAGGCGGCATCCATCAGTTTTTTGCCTTTACCCCTGCAACGCTGTTGAAGTAAGCCAGCACCATGGCGCTAGCCAACGTTGGCACATCCAGCACTTGATCAAGTGCTTTCTGGCTAAACGGCACCTCCTTGCCGGCGTCGTCGGTGATGCCAGACCAACCCAGCACCACCTCCCGCGCTACGTCCACATCAAACACCTCATCGGCGTCGATCTTTTTGGCGATGTCACGAATCCATTTCTGCGGCATCCGTTTGAATTGAACATCAAACGTCTGTTTTTCGTGGCGGCCACCATCGACAGGAATATCGAAGGTGACCGGCCAGACGTAGGTATCGGATTGCTTAAGGACAAACGCCATGCAGGAAGCTCCTTTAGGTAAAGGCGAGGCTTAACTCATCATTGCCGGCCGTGGTCGGCACCGCAACGTAGGGGATGTTAAGCATTTGCACGCCATCTTGGTCCCCGTAGGTCGGGTTAGTGATGTCGCACTGGCCAGCTGTAAGGGTGACACGGTTGCCAGCCGTGGTGCCGTGCAGGAATGTGAGGTTCCCGGTGGTCTCGGTTTGGGCGATGCTGAAATAATCCTTAGTAGCCAGCGCCGGAGCCTCAATCATCACAGTGCCGCTGGGGGCGCGGTCAGTGATGAGGATTTCCTTGGTGCAGCCAACCAGCTCGCGGTAAACCGTTTCATTGGCGATATCCAAGCTAACCGACTGAAGGCAGCCGGCATAGCTGAAGAATTGGAAGCTGGACGTGTTGCCCTGCTTGAAGATCAACGGGCTGGCTTGAGCGCTGTAGGTAACGGAAGGCAGCGCCGTGTCTGTCGGGGCGTTGTAAACGCCAATCATCGTGAAGTCGATTGTGGGAATCTGACCGACTTCGGCGTTCAAAACAAACGTGCCCCGGCAGCCGGTCAGGATGTGGCGGATGCCGTCGTTGTTGAAATAAATTGTCGCAGAACTCAAAGAGCTGCTAACCGGCGCATAGGTGACGCTGGTGGCAGCCACGATGGTCTCTGACAATCCACACGCCTGTAGAACGGCGCCATAGCGAGGCGCAGTGCCAGCCGTGCCGGAACCAGCCAGTTCGACCTGAAACGTAATGCTGACGCGCGTGTTAGCCAGCAACTGAGGGCTGTTGCCAAAGTAAGGACGGATCAGATCGCGGCTGACTACATCAGCCTCAATAGGCGTGATTTCCAGGTTCCGCACCAAGAGGGCATCGGTCCCAGTCGGAGTGCTGTCCGTCCCGTAGGTGGATTCCTTTTTAACCTGGATCAGTCTTTTGCGTGTCAGAGCCATCGCTCAGTTCCTCGATTTGGGGTTCGGGAGGCTTTGCTGGCTCAGTCCGCTCGACGAGCGTTCTCTTGCCAGTTTTGGGATTGAGTAGGTAGGACCCACCCATGCCGTAGTGTTCATCCATCATCGTAGCTGCTAGGGACTCAAGGCCAAGTTAGTCACCTGTGTTCGATACTTCACTGCAAAATCGCAAGAGATCACCCCAGATGGCTGGTCTGCTTCTTGCAAGTCAAAGCTAACCGATACCGGCTGAACGTCATAAGCAAAGCCATTGCAAGTCAGGTCAGCCATAATCTTGGCGTGAAGCGACTCAATGATCGGGTCTGCCACTTGATCTGGCACGTCACCCCGAACAATCACCGCGATCCGCACGGTCATTGTCCAATCCAGCGTTGGCAGTGCCGTTAGCTGCTGGCAGACATCGCTGATCGGTTCAACGACAATTGCCGGCAGCTCACCGCGTTGCAACGGTTCAACCCTGCTGCGATAGATCCGCGTACTGACACCCGTGGTGCCCGTCAGGTTGGTGCGGATTCTGGCCAGGATTGACTCGCGATGAGTAGTCATGATGATGCCACCTGAACCACTGTGCAGATAATGCCAGGAATGCTGGGACGGGTAGGACTGCTTCCAGCGGGTTCCGCGTGGATGTAGGCCGCGACGTTAGTGGTTGACCATATCAGCTCAATGTAGTCTTCGGCGTTCAGGCCTAAGACGAAATTGACTGTGCCGATTACGTTACCAGCGATTCCTCCGTGGCTGCTAATAATGCTGAACTTGCTGTCGCTGGCGGGCACGTCCCCACTGCTGCCAGCATTATTCTTGCGCAACCAAACATTGGTGTCGTGAATAGAGCTGTCAGTGTTGCTGAATTGAATTGAAAAGGTGATGCTATAAACGCCTGGATGATCAACCGTTAGGCGCGTTTCTGAGATGACCTTTACGCCACGGCTTGCCGTGTCAACCTGCCGCAGCTTGACCGAATAGGCCGTGTTTGCCAATGCAGCCACTTGAGATGTCCCATCCCAAAACGATCCCCAATATCCAGGGCAACCAAAATATGGCAATTCAGACCATGGCGTTTTGCCGTCGCCAATTTTTAAATTCTCAGTTTCTTTTTCGACGCCAGGTTCTCCTGCCATCAGCACTGGATTGAGTGCCGACCACTGGCTACGAGTGTTGATCTTGAAGGGACCGCTCATGTCTTCTGGATCCCAAGTTGAACAAACTTGCCGTCATCGAGCAACATGGTTTCTCGGACGGTGTAAGCAGTCCCATCCACGGTGATTGAATCGCCGCGAATGAGACTGCCAAAAGCGGAGGTCCTAGCGGTCAACGTGTAATCGGTGGTGAGCACCATTCCATCGCTGATCACTTGACTGGGCATATCCAGAATTCCTTGAGCGGCAGTGGCGCCAGCCGTACAGCTAACGCCAAAGTCCGCCAAGAAAATATCCAGGTCCTCCGCAAACGCCATGATCAGCTGTACTTCGCGGAAGCAAGACCAATCACAGCCACGGCGCCAGCGCCAGTGCCACCAGCAACGGTGGTAGAGACTTTCACAAAGCGCTTCAAAGAAGTCACGTTGACGAAAATCTTTTGCAGCGATGCAGTGTTAGCGGTGGTGGTGGTGAAAGCGCCGCCGCTCACGTCGGTGTAAGAACCGCCGGAAGTGTCGGATTCGGTCAGCTTGACGGCATAGGTGATGCTGGCACCGCCGGCTTCGGCGTCCAACAGCACAGCCATGTCGCCCTCGTAGCCCTGCAGGTCAATAGCAGAGCCGGTCCCGGTTGCGGTCACAACGTCGTTGCGCAGCAGACCGAGAACCGTGGTTTTAGAACCAAGGTTGTGGATGGTCATGATTTAGTCCTCCGTCGAGAGGTAGATGGTTTAGGTGTTGGCTCAGTGAAAACCTGAACCGCTTCAGCCACTTTGTCAGCGGCTGCCACTGCTTTGCCAATGCCGATCAACAGTTTGGCGTCTGAGGGGGAAGCCTCAAGGACTTCCCCAACTCGGACCACCAGACCCGCCAACATTGTCTGTCGCAGGATCTCGATCCTCATGATCAGAGGGTGTTGTTGCCGCGGCTGAAGGATTCAGGATGGCGAATCGCAATGTCGCAATCCTGCATGGCCACCACGCGCACAGTCCCGGAGGTGCTGTGGGTGTAGGGGTCAACCATCAGGTCGAGGCCAGAGAAGTAACCAATGATCAGATCGGCAAAGTTGCCAAACCACAGATCGTTGGATGCCACTTGGTTAGAAAGCACGCCGCGGTAGCCGTTGACTTCACCGCCTTCCATGATGAAGATGCCGGAGCCGGCGTCTTTCTTCGTGGTCTTCAGATTGCCGCGCATTGC